TAATAAATCAGAAGATAAAGCAAGGGGATTAATGGCAGCTCTTAGGGCTATTACCTGGAGAGGTGAGGAATATTGGGATGACCTATTTGAAATAGCAACCATGCCTAATGGTAGTCCTTGCCTTGAACAAAGGTTTGAAGTACCCTTCGGTAATGGAGAGTATAGATTCTCTGGTCGTATAGATAAGGTAGTACAACTAGAGGGCAAGCTATACCTATGTGATATTAAAACAACTAAGACAACACTGAACTCTAATTACTTTGGCAACTTCATGCCGAACAACCAAGTCTTCAGTTACATATGGGCTGCCAGGGAAGTACTAGGATTAGACATAGCAGGCTTCATCATTGATGCCGTGCAAACTGGTGTTCACTTCACTAGGTTTGATCGTAGTGTATACAATGTACCAACAGATTTAATAATGGAATGGTACAAAGATACAGCCGATACACTAGACACATCAACTAAATATTTTAACAACCAACATTACCCAGCAGACTTCACTGCTTGTAATAACTATGGTGGCTGTAGGTTTAAAGAGACATGCTCTTCCTCACCATCACGTCGCAATCTATTCCTGGATAATGATTTCGATAAGCAACCTCATCCAGATTTGATGGAGGCTTAATGATTATCAACATTTTGTTGGGATTAATCCTAGCAGATTTAGTACTGCTTACATTTATGGTGTTCGCTATTGGTAAAATTATTGATGAGAGAATGAAATAACTATTGACAGGATAACAAAAGTATGATAGAGTGAGTACTTATTTAACAGGAGAAAAAATGGCAAACATAAAAACACACAAGTCGGCAGAGTATACTAAGCTTATGTTGGTAGGGGATAGTGGTTCGGGTAAGACCACAGCACTAGCCTCACTTGCAAACGCTGGGTATAACTTACGCATACTAGACTTTGACGATGGTCTGTCTATTCTTCCAGAGTTCTTAAACAAAGATGCAATCAGTCGTGTATCCTTTGTTACTTGTAAAGATTCTTTAGGACAAGGCACAGCATTTCGTAAGGGTGTGCAGATGATTACTAATTGGAAAGATGGCGACGAAGATTTTGGTTCAGTTAAGAACTGGACTAATAAAGATGTACTTGTTATAGACAGCTTGACTTTGATGGGCGAGGCAGCATTACGTGGTGCCCTGGTTTTCAACAATAAGAAATCCACCGACCAACCTAGTCAACCAGAATGGGGGACAGCCGCAAGGGATGTCCAACATATCATACAGTATATAACAGGTTCAGAGGTACCGTGTAATGTAGTAGTAACTACTCATATGCAGTACATGGAAGGAGACTTAGGTGTATCCAAAGCATACCCAACAAGTGTGGGATCTAAACTATCTACTAAGATAGGAAGATACTTCAACTGTGTATGTAGGATAGACACACGGTCTTCAAGTAAGGGCACTGAGCGTACCCTAAGGACAGTCTCAGATCACAAGATGGATTTAAAGATCACAGCACCTAGTCGTGTTGAAGCTAATACTGAATGTGATTTAGCAAAACTATTCGAGGCTATTCAAAAGAATGCTCAAACTAAATTAACAACAGGAGGCAAATAATGTCAGATGTTCTAGACTTTTTAAGCATGACTCCAGGGGATATCCCAGAGTCAGTCACGCTACCAGAGGGTAGCTACGATTTCACCATTACTTCTTATCGTTCGGATAAGGTGGGTGAAAACCAAACACCACTTGTACGTATCAACGTCAAGGCAGTGGGTGTTATCCAATCAGACCTAGCTGATTCAGACTTAGTTAATGCTGAGCCTACACGCATGGAATTTTGGGCGACACCAAAGGCAATGCAACAAAGCAATCCAGCTTTGTCATTAAAATCATTCCTCTTAAAGGGATTGGAGATGGATGACAGTGCGTCATTCAGTGAGTTGCTTGAGCAAGCAATAGGCCAAACCTTTAGTGGTATTGTCAAGCATGAAATGGTTGGCAGAAATAAAGATATACTTCAAGCTTCTGTAAAGAAGATTATTAAGAAGTAATCTAATGGGTGAGTATGCAGTATACAAACGCGTAGCATCACGCAAGCCTCAATCAGCCGAGGCTTGTAAGATTGCTATAGTCTTTGAGTATCCTACCAACAGTGAGACAATCGCTAACACTATCCTGCGTGGGGGCACGGGAAAAATGTTTGCCGAACTCTGTGACATTGCAGGTATTGAACTCTCCGACTGTCTACTCACCCATACTATACAATTAAAACCCCACCTCAACACAGCACAGTACTTCTTTCATAAGAGAAGTGAATACAAAAGATTATGTAAGACAACCGAGTGGCGTTCACCTTACGCCCCAACAAGTGAAGGATATCTTAAGCAAGAATATGAGCAAGACATTCAAAGGTTACACAAAGAGATAGAAGAAGCCAATCCAAATATCATTATCGCAATGGGTTCAGTGTCTTTGTGGGCAGTGACAGGGCTAGCTAAGATTGGTAAGAACAGAGGGGCTACGTTATTAACGGAGCTTTTATCTACAACTTATAAAGTATTACCAACTTACAGTCCTGTCTCTGTCGTTAAAAATTTTAAGTGGAGACCTCACGTTGTAGCTGACTTACAAAAAGCAAAACGAGAATCCGCAACAAAAGAATTAGAACACACAGTCAGAGAGATATGGATTGAACCAACTCTTGAAGACTTAGATGTGTACTACAAGAAATATATTAGTGAAGCTAACCATGACAACCCTCTCGCATTTGATATTGAAACAGCAGAAGGCTCTATCGTATGCATAGGCTTTGCACCTAACCCTAGTACTACAATCGTAGTACCTTTTCGTGATAAGAATAAAGACTTACTCAACTACTGGAATGCAGCTGATGAGATCAGTGCCTGGAAGTGGGTCAAAGATATTCTAGAGAACGATAAGATAGTTAAGGTAGCACAGAATCAATTGTATGATGTATCATGGCTTGCCCATAAACAAAAGATACATGTAAAGGGTGTAATACATGACACCATGCACGCTCAACATTCACTGCAACCAGAACAAGAAAAGGGATTAGGTTTCTTAGGCTCTATATACACCAACGAGAGTGCTTGGAAAACCTTAGCCAAGTTTTCAAAGAGTACCAAAGCAGATGAGTAAACATGAAACGATCAGAATTATTTTCGGTCAAACCAATGCCCGAAGATTCAGTAGATATAGCGAACCATTACAACCTATGGCGAGCCGTATTAGATCAAGCTGTTCAAGACTATGCCTACAATGGCAAGTCAAAGGATGGTTTGAAACACAAGGCAGAAGTAGAGAAGTGGTTGAAGTATAAGTACGACGAGTTTCAATTCGTATGTGACCTAGCTTCAATAGACCATGAAAGAGCAAGAAAAGAATTTGATAAATACAGAGAGGGAGAGTATGAAAACAACAGGAAGGTCTTCAGAGTTGCTAATAAAAGCAAGTGAATTAGTTAACGGAGACAGACAAGTAGACTACGGAGACAAGTTAATTAACCATGTGAACATAGCAAACCTGTGGTCAGCATATACTAACTTTCAAATAAACCCACATGACGTAGCAGTTATGATGTGTCTATTAAAGATAGCAAGATTAAAGCAAGGATCTAGGACAGAGGATACATACCTGGATGCTTCAGCTTACATGGCGATCGCTCGTGAAATAGGAGAACGAGTGGAAGACTTACATAAGAAACAATTGGAGAGAAAAAATGGCGAGGATAATAAAGAACACAGAGATTAAGAATTTAAAACTTAATGAAGAACAAATGCTGTGGGTTTACTGTGGATTAGACTGCACACTTACAACAGAGATATGGGATAAGCTACAGCCTCAACTAGATAACAACACTAGATCGACATACGATTTTGAGAGAGCAAGCTTAGGTCCTGCGATCTCTATGGTACTACGTGGCTTACGCGTAGACGAAAGGGCAGTCACAATTATTCGTGCCCCCTTACAAAAGAAAAGATTACAGTTAGCTAGGATGCTAAGTCTATTCGCTAATGCTGTATGGGATAAAGACCTTAATCATAACAGTCCAACACAACTCAAGTCCATGCTCTATGAGTACTTGAATCTTCCAACACAAATTAAATACGACAAAGGTAAACAGAAAGTTTCAACAGACAGAGAAGCTTTAGAACATATGATAGAAGAGTATCCTCGTGCTCGTCCTTTCTGTAAGACTATCATAGCACTACGTGATATAGACAAACAACTATCAGTACTAGCCGCAAAGCGTGATGAGGATGGACGTATCCGTTGCTCTTATAATGTAGCGGGTACTGAAACTGGCAGGTGGTCATCATCAGAGAGTCCCTGGA